CTGATTGATAGTCGTTAAAAATGCGGCTATCGATACTGCTACGATCGATATTCTTTCAGCCATCTCATATCACCTCTCTCCCTCTTCATCTGTTGCAAATATTGAACTTTATTTCCAGATATGATAAAATTCTTTCATAAATTACGAAAGAATTTTATCATGAACAATACTTCTCTAGCCGATTCTTACCTGAAGTTATCTGGTTTAGATTCTGCATTATCCAAATTAGTATCCGAATTTACCGCTGCCCAATTGCAAAGCCTCGGCGCAAATTCCCTGAAAAACTCATTGGATATTTTTCAGTCCTCTTTATCTGCTATATCACAGTTGGCTTCTGACATTACAATCACCCCTGAACTTCAAAAAGCATTAGACTCACTGATTTCATCCATTGGTTCATCAGTCTCTTCCACTACAATTTCTGCTGGGAAGAATGCTGTCAAAGAAATACTGGCTATCAGAACTGAAGTTCAACCAGAATCTACTTCTGATGCTGAATATGTAATAATTGATAACTCCATCATTTCCGACTTCGATAATGCAACTGATACTTTTCCTATTGACTCTAAGCATTCAAAAATAACTTTTGATAGATTTTTAAGTCTGCTTAACACAGTCCTTACCGTCATTGCTCTGGTTATCTCTCTACGACCTTCGACAACAGAACAGGAACAGCTTGCTTTACAACGCACCGAAATTAAAATACTTTCAGAAATTTTAGAAAATACAAAATCTTCTAACGCTACAACATCTGAACAACTCGATGCATTAAAGGAAACAGCTGATACACTCCAGAAAGAGATTTCTGAATTCGAAAATAAAAAATCAAAAAACTAATAGTTACCACAATAAAGCAAATGCTAAGGACCCGGTAAAATAATCTCAATGATTTTATCTGGTCTTTCATTTTTTCCATTTCCTTCTTCATCTCTTCCACTTAATCATCCTCCTGTTCATCTGTTGCAAATAATTGTATTTTCTCCTATACTTTAACTACCAGCACCGCCATGCTGAGTAATTATAAAAGGAGATTTTTTATGAGACATCAAATTGACTGGAGCGCTACTGCTGCTTGGATTGCCTTAGCCATTTCTATCATTAGCCCAGCGATCACAACTCTACTCACTAATCATCATCAGTTAAAGCTTCGTAAGCTCGATATACGGGAAAAGCACGCAGATACTTATAACACGGCTCGTATTTCTACAATCGAGGAATTTATTTCCAAAGTTAGTAAGTATATCTCACATCCAAGTACTTCCAATGAACACGAGTATGCTGAATGCTATTTTCGCGTATATACTTATGTTCCACAATCCTTGTGGCCATTCTTAGATGATTTAAATGAAAATCTTACATCCAACTGTTCTGATGACACTCTTATACTTTTTCGGAATATTTCTAAGTCCTTAGCCTGCTTATTAAAAGAAGAACCGCTAATACTTCCATCAGAATGGTCCAACTCACCAGAAGCTTCCAACTAGGGAGCTTCATTTTAAATTCAATAGCTCCACATATCACTGCTATAATTGTTACAATGGCAAAACATATGACATTGATTTCCACACTTTCCTCCTTTTACCACCTCATTGTTTCTCTTCATCTGTTGCAAAAAGATAATCTAATGTTTTGTCTGGAAAATATACATCCCGAACTTTCACACATTCTGCATATCCCCATTCCGATTCTCCGTTGAATCTGGAATGAATTGTCCTGTATGATAGTCCTAACAGTTTCGCTATATCCGAACGAGATATTTTATTCCTTTTCATTTCAGCTTCCAGATTATCAACTTTCACTTTCGGCAAATTTTTCACTCCCTTCTAATATAATATTGTTGCGGACTGCAAATCGCCTCTATGAAAGGAGGTGGTATTATAAAGCGAATCGCTTATTCCAAAACATTAGCTGATAAGTGGATAAAACTTGGTTATAAGATAGTCGCTCTGTCTTATACTGGTTGTTTCGGAGAAACCTCGTTAGCATTCCACCCAGTAACTGTCAACCTTACTCCAATTCAGTCCGCATTTTCAAATTGCGCATTCTGCAATTTGTATTTTTACTATATTGCATTATTGTACAATTGTCAACATATTTTTGCAATATTTTGCAATTTTCTATTTACTTTCGTTACACAATATTGTAATATCAATTCAGGAGGTACAGAAAATGGATCAACGTGCTGAATTATTGAAAAAGCTAATGGAAAATAAAAATATGAAAGTCGCAGATATTGTAAAAATATCTGGTCTTCCATACTCAACCGTAAAAGCTATATTGGAACGTGGTGCTGAAAAAGCCGGATACGTTAATGTTTGTAAGATACGTAATGCTTTAGGAATTACCGCAGACGAATTAGAAAAAATGGTTGCCGATGATACTTATCAACCAACCACCCTCGCCGCCCACTTTGACGGTAAAGAATACACAGAATCCGAAATGGAAGAAATCAAAAATTTTGCTGATTTTGTGAGAAATAGAAGAAAATAATAATGGCATTGGAAACATTGAGGTGCTAACGTGAATAAATTTGAAAAATTAGAAGATGTAGCTTATCAAGATGATGTCGATGTTTTAAATTACCGTTTTGAAAGCAATAACATAAAAGGACTGTATTGTGATGGTGTTATTGCCATCCGAGAAGACATGACCATTCCGGAAAAGACCTGTGCTTTAGCAGAAGAACTCGGACACCACGAAACATCTGTCGGAAATATCCTCGATATGACATCTGCTGCCAACCGAAAACAGGAACGTCAGGCAAGACTCTGGGCGTACAACAAGCAGATCGGTCTGATCGGACTGGTGCGAGCCTTTGAGCATGGCTGCCAGAACCGGTTTGAAATCGCTGAATACTTGGAAGTGACGGAAGAATTTCTGGAAGAATGTATTGAGTGCTACCGGAATAAGTACGGGATCTGTAAACAGGTAGATAATTATGTGGTGTATTTTATACCACAGTTATCGGTGATGAAATTGGTATAACCGCATATGCGATTATATAGAAACACTTTATATGAGGAGGAAAAATTATGAAAAAGAAACTTGTAGCATTGGTTCTGATTGGAAGCATGGCACTGTCATTTACAGCCTGCGGCAATAGCTCCGATTCATCAAAAGAAGCAAAGGAATCATCCAAGAAGACAGAAGCATCTACCGAAACTCCAAAAGAGGAAGTAAAGGAAGAAGTCAAAGATCCTGTTGTGCTTACTGGAAAATGGGAGTACAAAGATGATGACGGTACTTGGATGCAGGCAGATATTACAGAAGATACCATCACAATAAACTGGATTATGGATGAAGGAAACACGACTGCTGTTTACTGGGTTGGAACCTATACTGCTCCTACAGAATATTCTGAAGAATACACTTGGACATCCACCAGAGATAAGGAAGCAACCGATTCCGCTCTTCTCGCCTCTCTGGATGATACAAAAGAGTTTTCTTATTCCGATTCAAACAAGCAGATTACCTATCAGGTAACAGTTTCTGGAATAACAAAAACTATAGCACTTGAGCAGGCAGAATAACATAAATAAAAGAACCGCTCCTGCTACCAACAGGAACAGTTGAATAATGCGGTTAGTATAACTGCATAAATGATTATACAAAAAAGATGATGTTACACCAAAAGATTTTTAGTAATATTTTTCATAATTTCTTATGACAGACTGCTCATTTTATCACTTACTTATATAATTGTCAAATGTTTTTTCAAAAAAATGTTGACTTTTTAATAAATATGAGCTATCATAAAAGACACAAAAGAAAAATATACTAATACTGCTCTAGGTTGTACGTCTCTCAATATATGGGAATGACCGAACCCTAGGGCTTTTTATATTTAAAGGAGAGTGCATATGAAAACTGCAATACTTGTTGATGGCGGTTTCTACCGTCGAAGAGCTCAAGCTGTTTTAGGCGACCAAACAGCTGAAAAACGTGCTATAGAACTTGCAAATTACTGTAAACGTCACTTAAATTCTCATGGAGAAAATAATAGCCTGTACAGAATCTTTTACTATGATTGTGCACCGTCGAGCAAACGCATCTTTCATCCATTCACACAAAAACAAGTTGATCTTTCGAAAACAGAGCTTTATACATGGACTATGAGCTTTTTAAGTGAATTAAAGAAAAAGAGAAAATTTGCTATTAGACTCGGAAAACTTGCTGAAGAGCAAGCACATTATACCATCTACCCAAAAACGGTCAAAAAACTTTGTAATGGTTCTATCTCTTTTTCTGATTTAAAAGAATCCGACTTCTATCTAAATATTGATCAAAAGGGTGTTGACATGAAAATAGGTTTAGACATTTCTTCAATGGCATATAAAAAACAGGTCGATCAAATTGTTTTGATATCCGGGGATAGCGATTTTGTTCCTGCTGCTAAACTCGCTCGTCGAGAAGGTATTGATTTTATTCTCGATCCACTAGGAGCTCCTATTAAACCTGATCTTTTCGAACATATTGATGGGCTTAGAACATGCGATAATAGATATACTGTACATACACACAAATAAAATAAAACCGCTCCTGCGCCAACAGGAACGGTCATAGGACGAAACATACGCCAATATGTTTCTTTCAGTACTCCGAAGAGATACACTGATTTCCGAATAATATTGTATCATCTCCGGAGCAGCCACGCAAGAGAACAAAAGTTCTCAGGCTGTTATTTTTATACTCATTTTTACGTATATTGAAGAGAAAGGTGATATAATATGCCAAGTAAAATTGAACGCTGCGCCATTTACATCCGTGTGTCTACCGCAGAACAGATGATGCACGGTAAATCCCTGGAAGCCCAAAAGCAGTACCTGACCAATTACGCCAAAGAACATAACATGACCGTTGCTGGAGTTTATGCTGACGAGGGTAAAACTGCCCGTAAAGAATTAAAAAAGAGAAAAGCTATCCATTCACTCCTCGAAGATGTAAAAGCCGGAAAAATTGATGTGATCATCTTCTGGCGGATTGACAGATGGTTCCGTAACCTGTCTGATTTTTACAAGGTACAGGAAGTCTTGGACGATAATAACGTCCGCTGGATCAGCACCAGTGAACCCGGAATCAATATGGAAACCAGAGACGGTCGACTGCAGCTGAATGTAGTTCTGTCTATCGGTCAGAATGAGGTCGATACCACCAGCGAACGTATCAAATTCGTAAACGAAGCATCTATCCGGCAGGGAAAACTGATCTTCGGTGATGTGAATATGGGGTACGGCTACAAATCTGGAATCATTGACGGTGTAAAACGCATGGTAAAAGATCCTGATCGAGAAGATGCCGTAAATGCTTTTTATCATTTTTTCTTTAAGCACCATGCAAAAGGACTTTCCATGCGATATATCCAGGAAAATTACGATCCGGATTTTACATGGGCGAATATGCGAACACTGCTATCGAGTGAATTTTACAAAGGAACCTATCGCGGAATTCCATACTGCCCTGCTTACCTGACAGAATCTGAATGGAACAATCTGCAGGAAATACAGAACGCAAATGTTAAGCGTGCTCCTTCTGGCCGGATTTATCTTTTCAGCGGCATGATAAATTGTCCAATCTGTGGACGCAGGCTTAGCGCAAGAGGCGGTTCGTCCATTATCAACAGGAAAACCGGTGCCAAAAAAGTATACTGCTATTACCGATGCAACAAAACTTTTATTGATCACAAATGTACATACAAGCACATGGTAAGTCAAAATCTCATAGAACAATACCTGATTGATCATCTGGAATACGAATACAATAAATTTAAAATAAAATGTGAAAAAATTGAAAAGGAACAAGAAAAAAAGAAGAAAGTTCAGACTCCGGAAAAGCTCCAGAAAGAATTAGAACGATTAAATCTTCTCTTCCAGAAAGGAAGAATCGAATGGGATTATTACAGCAAAGAATATGATCGGATTGAAAACGAACTGAATGAATTGTTAAATACGGCTCCGGAATTGGAACCTGATTATGCTTATCTGGAAGAGCTGCTGAATACAGACTTTAGAACAATGTACTACAATTTAACCCAAGAAAACCGCAGAGCCTTCTGGCATTCTATTATCCGGGAGATTCACCTGAACACTGATCATACTGTCGACTCTGTTGATTTCTTATAGCGTCTTGTACTAACTGGTTGACTCCGTTTGGGGCGGATAAAGTTATGACCGCCGTCCTCTCCGGTGAGGCAGATATTGGCTTTATGGGAAGTGAATCTTCGATTTATACTTACCAGGAGGGTGCAAATGATGTCATCAAAAACTTCGCGCAGCTTACGCAGCGCGCCGGAAACTTTCTGGTCGCACGTGAAGAAATGCCGGATTTTTCATGGGATGATCTGAAAGGAAAAGACGTTCTTGGCGGAAGAAAAGGTGGCATGCCGGAAATGGTCTTTGAATACATTTTGAAAAAAAACGGAATTAATCCACAGAAGGATCTTTCTATCAACCAGAGTATTGATTTCGGTTCAACCGCTGCTGCATTTTCCGGTGGGCAGGCAGACTATACCATCGAATTTGAACCGAGTGCTACTGCCCTTGAAGCGGAAAATTCCGGTTATGTCGTTGCTTCTCTCGGCGTTGATTCCGGCTATGTCCCATACACCGCCTATAGTGCCAAAACAAGTTATCTGAATGCTAATCCGAACATCATCCAGAAATTCACCAATGCCCTGCAAAAAGGAATGGATTTCGTTCAGTCCCATACTCCGGAAGAGATTGCAAAAGTCATTGCACCACAGTTCAAGGAAACCGATCTCGCTACAATTACAACCATTGTCAGCCGTTACTACGAACAAGACACCTGGAAATCGGATCTGATCTTCAACGAAGAAAGCTTCAATCTGCTGCAGGATATTCTGGAAAACTCCGGTGAGCTGAAAGAGCGTGTTCCTTATGAAGAACTAGTTACGACTACCTTTGCGGAGAAGGCCGCCCACTAAATAAAAGCGCAGACGCTTCATTTTAAGCCAGCGTCTGCGCTCTATTCTTACATTTTAAAATTTATCCTTCTGAAACTCTTACCGGATATATCCCTCCTGATAAGCCTTCTGCTTATTGAATGTGTACATCTCCGCAAAGGATGCCTGTACATACGGATTTACATAAAAAATTGCAAGAAGTCCACAGGTAACCGCACTCAGCAGATACCATCCAAGGAATGACAGATCCATGATAAATGCTTCCATTTTTTCTCCATCCATCATCTGTTTACTGATCTGGAATGCTTCTTTGTAATCCATTGCCGGATTCTCAGCAATAATATATGGTACCATCAGATATTCATAATGCTTAACGATTCCAGGTACCACCAAAAGCAGACTCCAAAGTGTAGTAAATAAATCTCTTAAAAACATGGTAAGAACAATATTAACATAATGTCCGGAACGGAAACCGTCAAGCAATGTTCCGATTCCCGGCTGTGCAGTCTGGTTCAGGATAAAGAACCGGTATCCACCCATTTTCAGGAGATTACCTACAAATACTTTTGCCACAAGGACAATCAGTATTACTACCGTTGCGATTCCTGCAAGCAATCCGGTAATCATTCCCACATTAAATAAATTTCCACTATATATATCTGAATTCTCACTTACCCGTCTTGCACTGGATTCGCCAGAGACTGTGCCAAAGATTCCCATCAGAAGCGCAACTACAACGGCTGACACATAATTCTTCTTAAATGCCATATTACCTCTCATTTTAAGTTCTGCTCTATTCCACATCATATACCTCTCCTCCTTCGAATACATTGATATGATTCTCACTACCTATACTTTATCATCTGTAAATCTGTCAATCACTTTACTGATTTTCTATCTGCTCAGCAAGATCATTCAAGTACACCCATCTGTCCATCTTTTCTTCCAGTGTTGTCTCTGTTTCTTCTTTCTCTTTCATAAGTTCGGACAACTTCACGGAATTGGTGGCATTCTTAACCATCTCCCGATCCAGCTTTTCGATCTTCTCTTCCAGCTTTGCGATATCCTCATCGATCGTCTCGTATTCCCGCTGTTCTTTATAAGAAAATTTCAGCTTTTTTTCCCGCTGCTTCCAGGTCTTTTTGCTGTCAGACTCACCGGTCTGTGCAGAAGCTGCATCTGACATATTTTCTGCAATTGTCTGTCCGTCTTTCGGTTTTTCAAGCTCCACACGGATCAGATAATCGGAGTATCCACCTTCCGACTGACGGATTTTCCCACCTCCATTAAATGCAAAAATACGACTGACAGTACGATCCAGGAAGTACCGGTCATGGGATACAATCAGAATAATACCATCAAAATGATCCAGATAATCCTCCAGGATTGTCAGCGTCTGGATATCCAGATCATTGGTTGGCTCATCCAGGATCAGTACATTTGGTGCTTCCATCAAAACACGTAGTAGATAAAGTCTCCGTTTCTCGCCTCCGGATAACTTTTCAATCCGTGACCACTGCATTGCCCCGTCAAAAAGAAATCGTTCCAGCATCTGGGACGCGGTAATCTTCCCGTCAGAAGTTGCAATGTACTCACCTGCTTCTTTTACATAATCAATGACACGCTCGGATTCATCCATATATTCATTCTCCTGCGAGAAATAGCCAATCTTGATTGTCTGTCCAATTTCAATAGTTCCGACATCCGGTTTTATGATCCCGTTGATAATCTTGAGCAGCGTCGATTTTCCACATCCATTATGTCCAATAATTCCGATTCGGTCTTTCTTCAGAAAAATATAAGAGAAATCTTCGATCAGCTTCTTTTCTCCATAAGATTTGCAGATTCCGGAAAGTTCGATTGTTTTATTCCCCATACGGGAAGCCACAGAATCCAGCATTACTCGCTTTTCTTCCTGAATATCTTTCATTTCCTGCATAGCATGAATCCGGTCAATATGCGCTTTCTGTTTGGTACTTCTCGCCCTTGCGCCGCGGTGTAGCCATTCCAGCTCCGTACGCAAAAGGCTTTTTCTCTTACGTTCTGTGGCAAGCTCCATGTTCTGACGCTCGGCTTTCAGACGCACAAACTCGGAATAATTGCCTGGATAGTTATATAATTTCCCATGATCAACTTCCACGATACGATTTACCACACGGTCCAGGAAATAACGGTCATGCGTAACCATCAGGATCGCTCCCCGGAACTGGATCAGATATTCTTCCAGCCATTCGGACATCTCATTGTCCAAATGGTTCGTCGGTTCGTCAAGGACCAGAATGTCTGCCGGTGTTAAAAGTGCCCGGACAAGTGCCACCCTTTTCTTCTGTCCGCCGGACATATGCTCAATCTTTTCATCATAATCGGTAAATCCAAGCTGATTCAGCATAGACTTTGCTTCTGCCTCGATCGTCCAGCGGTTCAGCTCATCATAATTTCCTTCTGTTGCCGCGCGAAGAATTGTTGTTCCTGCTTCAAATACCGGCGTCTGCGGAAGATAGCAGATCTTCACCTGATTCCCCATGCTGATCGTTCCGGCATCACTTTCTTCGATTCCGGCAACGATTTTCAGCAAAGTGGATTTACCCATTCCGTTGACTCCGATCACACCGATTTTTTCATTTTTATTGATTCCAAATCCCACATCATCCAGAAGCACACGATCCGTATAGGCTTTGGATACATGTTCCATTGTCAGTAAATTCATATATTTTCCCCTGTGATTCTCTGTTTTGTCTTTTTCCATTATAGCAATTTGTACGGGTGCTAGTCAATCCAAAGTATCTCACCCGGCACCGATTCTGACACGCAAAAAGCACAGAATCCTATCCGTTACCGGACAGTCCCTGTGCTTTCACATATCCCCATATTCTTTTTATCTTATGATGTGAGTGTCAAAAATAAATTTTGCCGCTCACTGGTGTAATCAGATTGCTCCATTGCTAAACAATTCCCGCAATCCTCATCTTATAAGAAAATATATTTCAGGATAAACAGTATCACCAGTACATACATCAGTACACTGATCTTCTTTTCTTTTGCTTTTCCTGTAAGTACGTTGATTACTACATAAGAAATCACTCCCATGGAAATACCTTCTGAAATACTGTAGCAGAATGGCATTGCCGCGATACAGATAAAGCACGGAATTCCTTCGCTGTAATCACTGAAGTTAATTCCTGCCACATTGCTCAGCATATAGAAGCCGACGATGATCAGTGCCGGAGCTGTCGCAAAGGACGGAATTGCAAGAAAGATTGGTGATAAGAAAAGGGAAATTCCAAACAGGATCGCTGTTGTCAGGGATGTTAAACCTGTACGTCCTCCTTCTGTTACACCAGAAGCACTCTCTACGAATGTTGTTGTTGTAGAAGTTCCGAGTACTGCTCCAACTGTAGTTGCAACCGCATCTGCCATCAGTGCCCCTTTGATTCTCGGAAGCTTTCCGTCTTTGTCAAGCATGCCTGCCTTTGTAGATACACCGATCAGAGTTCCGAGTGTATCAAAAAGATCTACGAAAAGGAATGCAAATACTACAACAACGAATTCCAGTGAAAATACATTCTTAAAATCAAGCTTTCCAAATACCGGTGCAAGGCTTGGAATTGCAAGTCCGGAACTGAAATCCGGAAGCAGACTGTAGAATCCGATCTCCGGATTCGGTACATAAAGACCTGCTATCTGGCAGATGATTCCAAGTATCCATGTGATCAAGATACCCCAAAGGATATTTCCTTTGATGTTCTTAATCACCATGATTGCTGTGATCAGCACACCTATGATTGCAAGAAGTACAGTAATTCCAACGTTATTGAAGCTTGCTTCCACTCCATTTGCCTGATTATATGCATCTACGGAGAAGAGCTGTACCAGAGTAGATCCTCCGACAACGATATTGGCATTCTGAAGTCCAAGAAATGCAATAAATAATCCGATACCAACGCTGACTGCTGTCTTAAGACAAGTTGGGATCGCATTGAAGATTGCTTCTCTGACATTCGTCAGGGAAAGAATAATGAAAATAATACCCTCTGCAAATACTGCAGTCAGTGCAGTCTGCCATGAGTAGCCCATACCAATTACTACAGTATAAGCAAAGTAAGCATTCAGTCCCATACCAGGTGCAAGTGCAAATGGATAATTTGCAAATGCTGCCATACACAGCGTACCAATCAGTGATGCAAGTGCTGTTGCAGTAAAGACTGCCCCCTGATCCATACCCGCTGCGGAAAGAATGCTTGGATTTACTGCCAGGATATACGCCATCGTCATAAATGTCGTAATACCTGCAAGAATCTCAGTTTTGACGTCGGTGTGATTTTCTTTAAGCTTAAACACCTTTTCCAACATATTGTTTTCCTCCTGCTGTCTGTCTCGGATATTCCCTCTCACTCCTTAAAATATCCTCGTACAATTTTCTTGTAGCAGAGAATATTTTAGCAAAAAAAAGAGAGAAAGTAAACACATTACTTTCTCTCTGATTTCTAACTCTTGTTCGCTATTACTGTTCATAGTAGCTGTATACCGCAACTATTTGCTCTCTCTGATCTTCTTTCTGAGCGGAAGTACCATTGCAGGGGATACGGATAATTCGTCTAATCCCATGCTTAAGAATTCTTCAGT